CCTTGAGAGCCAGTTGTACCTTGTACACCTGTTGCTCCATCAAGGTTAATTGTCCATGAAGAGTAGTTTCCAGAACCAACAATGGTATGAATATTTATTTGGATGTAATCAGATGGCACTGTCTCGTAGTAAGCAACAGTTCCAGTCATGTAATTATTAATGTCGTAAGCAACAACGACATCTTGACCTACTGAGTAAGAAAGATTTTCGTCATTTACATAGAAGACTACGCCATCTGCTACTGCAATATCATTTGCGGTATTAGAGGTTGTCTTATAGCGGTCAGAGTGACCGTCTGTACCTTGAGCACCATCGGTACCTTGTGTACCCTGTGCGCCATCAGTACCCTGAGTTCCTTGGGTACCATCTGTGCCTTGAGTTCCTTGTGTGCCATCGGTTCCCTGAGTTCCTTGCTGACCGTCTGTGCCTTGAGTACCTTGGGTGCCATCAGTTCCTTGGGTACCCTGAGTACCATCAGTTCCCTGTGTTCCCTGGGTACCGTCTGTTCCCTGTGTACCTTGGGTACCATCGGTGCCTTGTGTACCCTGTGTGCCGTCAGTACCTTGTGTGCCCTGAGTTCCCTGTGTTCCCTGAGTGCCTTGAGTTCCGTGGGTTCCCTGAGTTCCCTGTGTACCTTGAGCACCATCAGCACCTACATAACCTGCGGTTCCTTGTGTACCTTGAACACCATCAGTACCTTGTGTGCCTTGTGTACCTTGAGGACCAAATGCAATCCACGCAGTTCCATTCCATTGCTTAATGTACTTGTCGGTTGTGTCATAGTAAATCTGACCTTCGACAGGGTTTGTTGGTTGGCTGGCAGTTGAAAGGTTTTGAATGCGAGCATTCTGAAGTTCAAGTTTTCCAAGGTCTATTGGAGTCAAAAATTTTCTTGCCATTCGGTTATCTCCTTAAGATAAGTAGGCTTCGCCTGAAAACGCTGTTGCAAATGTGACTGTTAAGGAGTCCGAATTAGTGTATGTGATCTCGCCTTCGACTATATTACCAGCCGAATCTTGCACTGTAATGTTAGGGTAAAAATGCAAATTGTGGGTGATAACCCACGTACTATTTGCTACCCCTTGGGTGTGAACATACGCCACTCTTTGTGGAGTAAAGTATAGGTTTGTTACACCTTCAGATAAGTCATCTGTAGTTCCTAGTGATGTTCCAGAGATACCTTGAGTACCAGGTTCTCCTTGGGCACCTTGTACACCCTGTGTTCCACTGCCTGTAGATCCCTGTACACCTTGGATACCTTGAGTACCACCAGCGCCTTGAGCACCAGTTGTTCCTTGTGTTCCTGCTCCAGTGTGTCCTTGAAGACCTTGTGCGCCTTGTGTTCCAACAGAACCTTGAACACCTTGAGTACCTTGAGTACCAGCACCAGTTAAACCTTGTACACCCTGTACACCTTGTGTACCAGTGGCTCCCTGTGCACCAGTAGTTCCCTGAGTTCCTGACCCAGTAAGGCCTTGAGAACCCTGTACACCTTGAGGACCAACAATTGGACCTACATTTTCCCAAGAAGTAGAATTCCAAACATAAAGATTAAGTCCAACAACATAAGCATCTCCTGGATTACCTGTTGGATGTGCTGCAATTAAGTCTGCTTCAGAAGCATAAGAGCCAAGAATTGTTACTGAAGTACCAGCAGGTCCTTGAACACCAAGTGTTCCTTGCGAACCTTGTAATCCTTGAGATCCTGATCCCTGGGTTCCTTGTGTTCCTTGAGTACCGCGAGCACCACCTTGACCAGGACCAACAATAATGGTGGGACCCTGTACACCTTGAACGCCATTGCACTGACCACAACTGCAACCAATCACATGTCTAACGCGTGTCATACAGTAGCCTCTCGTGTAACAAACAGTGCTCCTCGCATGTAGGTTTGTTCGTATCCTGAATCATCAGATGCTGATGCTTGAATATCCCAGAAGCAAAGATCTGGTAAAGCCTCTGTCTGTTGACTTGTAAGTGTCAAAGTTAACTTTGTGTTATCTCCATCAACAAACTCAATGTCAAATGATGCAAGAGGAATACCGTCACCAAACTGCATATGGATTTCAGACTTCCAAGTGTATGTTGTTACGTCAAATGGGAACTGCAAAGTAACTTCAAATGAGTCACCTTGGTATGCGTTCAGGTCAAATGTAGGAACATCTGATGGGAACTGTTGAGAGCCATAGGTAGGCATTGGAAGAAGCGCCCTTTGAGGCATAGAACGATCATCCACTTCTTGAGGAAGATAGATTGGTACATAACGATTACTAAACTTAGAGATACGACGAAGTTGGAAGATATCGATCTTGTATAGACCAATACCCAACTGTGAACACAACTCAATGTATTGAGCCTTACGCTGTTGAGTCATATCCATCAATTGACGGTAACGCTCAGAGCGAGGAATCTGTACGCCATCTGGGGCGGTAATATCGATGTCAAATGCGGCATCGTTAGCCAGAGTGTAAAGGGCTAAAGTAGCGGCATAAACAACTACTGGGTATTCTTCAACACCAGGCAGGCTTGTAAGTGTGACACCGCGACCATATGGGTCAGCATGATTCTTTGTGTGTTGGTTAAACGCATCAGTAATGAAGTTACAGATTTCGTTGTTAGTAAAGTACCGGTAATACGTTCCAGCAACAACGATAGGGGCGTTAGCATTTGGCAAAGAGTCAAAGGTCAAATAACCTGTTTCTTCTTCAATCAAACACGCATTTGAAACATCTGCACCATTGACATGGACAATAAGATTTGCCCCATCTACAGGGGAGTATGGAATCAAATAGCGATTTGTGATTCCGTCTGCTGTTGTCTGGTAGACAAAGGACTTGCCAATGTCGCCTATCTCAGAACGAAGGCGTTCCGCCAGACTGGATAACGTAGCCACAAAACCTCCGAAAACTGTTTGGCGTAATCATCTCGTGTTATTCACAATATGTACGCATAAAAAGGTCCGACCCCCAACTGGGAGGAGGGCGGGAACCAGTTGAGGGTCAGACTACTAGCGACGGCTTAGTTTGGCCGCCAAATATATCCAAGTTCTTCGAGATAATTTGCTAGGTCTGGAGATACGCGATACTTAACTCCTGCTTTAAAAGAAAGAGTGTTTCCTACTCCGTATGTCATATCGTCAATGTCAGTGATTGTACGAATAATTACCGAGTTATTTGCTGTACTTACTCCGACGTTTTCAATCTCGTCAAGAACAATAGGTGCTGTTGCATTCGTTGGATCGAATACGTTGTTTTCTAGTGTCTCTGCCTCAACCTGAGCCGCAATTGAAATCTCATCTTTGCGGTCCTGAAGTGCCTTTGCATTCTTCTTCGCTGCTTGTTCTGCAGCGCGTCCTGTTGCGTCCAATGGACTTGTTGGTGTATTTGCCACGGTGTATTTCTCCTAAGTTAGTGTGGTGTTAAGTGGTGGCTGGGGGCCAAAGAAGGAGTATGACCCCCAGACACCTATTAAGTTGTAAAAGTTATTACAAACCAGTTATTAGTTTGTGTAGACTTTCACGATAGCCTGATCGGTAATGACACCGAGGCCCCAGATTGCGTACCATGCAAGAGCGTGCTCACGACCGAAGTCGAGAACGCCACCATCGCGGAGTTCAACTGGAAGAGCGATAGCGTGACCAAAAGCGTTGTCACCAATCATGATTGACTCATAGACTGTTGCAGACGCTGTTGAGTCTGATCCACCTGCTGGGTATGGTGAAGTTGAACCTTCTGGGTTTCCACCCTGACCAGGAGCGGTGTTAGCCTTTACAGGGACATCGGTCTGGTATGAAGGAGCACCAACAAAGTTGGTATAGTCAACAACAGATGAAGAAGCGAACTGCTTGACCTGTGTTGTTTCGATGAAGACTACGTCGTAGAGACGACCGATTTCACCGAGCATGAAGTTACCTGGAGCAGCGTACTTTGTAACTTCGATGAACTCTGGGTTCGAACGAATGTCACGAGACTGCTTTGGGTGGATGAACTGGACGTAAGTCTCGCCCAACCGTGGGATGTTCTTGGAAGCGAGGGTAAGGGCAGCATCCTTGACAGCACCTGTAGACAACTTGAAAGCGCCTGTGAGGTCTGCGATCTTTGTACCCTTTGTACCTTCGTTGTACCAATCGTTTACACCCTGGAGTGAAGTACGGTCATAACCGAAGACAGCAGATGTCGCAGCAGAGAGTGTGTTGCGAGCCTGGATGTCGAGGTACTGAGCCATGTGGCGACCGAGCAAACGTGAAGCAGAAGCCATGATGTCATCGAATGATGAGTTCAAGAGCAACTCAGAGACAGCAACGCCGTAACCCTGTTCTGCAACTGTGATTGCGATCTGCTCTGCTGTGAGAGCGTTTGTTGTCATACGAACACCTTCTGTAAGAGGTGTTGGATCGACAGCAAAGTTCTTGTAACGGAGGAAGTTCACACGAAGACCTGGTGCAACACCGAGTTCTGTCTTCTTAACTGCAAACTGTTCGAAACGAAGAATTGGCATTGCCTGGAAGAGGATTTCCTTCGACCAGATTGTCTGGATTGCTTGGTTCAGGCTTGAGTTTGAGCCTGAGTAAGCGGTTGGGGCTCCTGCGAGTTGTGAGGAACCTGTAATTGCTGAACCAGCCATTTATGGCAGTCCTTTCTGTAGTTAGTTTAGGGGATTAACTGAACAGTCCCTGACCGCGATTATTGGCTGCTGTGCCGAGTAGTTTGGCGCGTTGCTTCTGATATTCCGCCATGTCCATGCCACGAATTCCTTCGGGCGTATACGATTGTTGTCCCATTTCGTTATCGAGAGGTCCTGAAGCAGGTGCCGTTACTCGTGCACCTACCATTTGCTGCTTGCTTGCTTGAACTGTTTGCATCACATCTTGCATAATTCCTGCGGACTTATCCTTGAGTGTCGCAATACTTTGTTCAATTTCTTCTGGTGTATTACCGCCGATTAGGTCAATGAGTTGAGGCACGATTGAATCGCGCTCTTCCTCAAGACGCTGTGCACGGTAAGCCATCAAATCCTGGAACTTACGTTCCTGATCTAGGAGAGCAAAAGCACGTTCTCTTTCAAGACGTTCATTCTCAAGTTGAGAATTAAATTCTTGCTCCTTCTTTGCGAGGAGTTCTTTAAAGGAAAGTTCTTTCTGTTCCTTCTGCTTTTCTTTCTCCGCTTTTTGTGCTTCACGCTCAGCCTGTCGTGCTGCTTTACGTGCGGCTGCTTCTTCGCGCTCCTTCTTAAGGGCGGCAAGTTCTTCAGCCATCTTTTCCATCTGTGGATATAACTTTGCCTTCTCCTGCGCACGAGCCTTTGCAAGGTCGTCAGCAGTAAATCCTGGCACGTTAGCCTCCACTGGTGCTTCTTGGACTGGAGCAACTTCTGCTGCTACTGTGTCCGTTACTTCTTGATTATCGGCCATTATTGGTCACCTATTTTTCTTATGTCGTTGTCCGTATACCTTGCGGCGTGTCCCTTGGTTTCTTACGAGACTATTGCATTACAAAATGTCGCAAATGTCTCGATATACTCTGATATTTATCAGAATGCTAGTTGTCGTTGCGGTCAACATTCCTTCGTTGCACCTGCTTGGTGCCGTAGGCGTCTTCCACTAACTGTTGACGAATTGCTCCTTCGGTTTGATCCTCAAGGCTTTCATTCATCTGCTGAGTTGGATCTTCAACACTTTCTGGTGTCTCTGGGCCTTGGATTCCATCACCCATGATGTCTCCATCGCCAAGTTGGGTTGGCTGCATAGGGATAGCAGAGGTTCCATCAGGACCAGGCATCATGCCAGTCATATCCATAATCTGCTTCTGAATCTGAATCTTAAGAAGTTGTAGGGCTCCATCGGCCTTAGCATCTTCCTTCAACTCGTCACGAATCTCGCGCAATTTTTCCTCTGGGAATTCTTCTCCTAAAGTACGGAGAGCGCCTTCCTTAGACTCAAGACCAGCAGCCATCTTTGCCTGCACTTCGTTCAAGACGATTAACTTGTCAAGAGGAAGTGGAGGTGGGAACTGCACATAGTTTTGGTATGTGATTGGGTCGTTAGGATCAAGAACAGGAAGTTGGTCTGACTTTAGTGGGCCATCAACTTCAGGATTAAAGAGTAGTGTCTCTGGCTCCTTGAGTGCCAAGTTACGAAGTACAAGTTCATTGATGCGCTCAATACCCTTGCCATATTGAATAACCTTCTGCGAATAACGGTTCATCAATGGCTGGTACTGAATAGAGAGAGCAACACCTGATGTGTTAGAGATTGGTTGAACTTGTCCAAGAGCACTCTCTGGAATGTTCATGATCTCGTGCATAGAGCGCTTGAGAAGTTCTAGGTATTGGAGAGCGCCGTTGATACCCTCAGCACCACCATCAAGGTTGAAAACTTGCGCATCCTTTGGAAGACCGCCCCATACCTTGCTTGCACCCTTTTCAAGGTTTGACGCCTTTGCACCGATGATAACTGTTACTGGTGCTGCATGATAATTAATGATGTCAGCAACATCTGTAGCAATTTCATTGTATGTACGGTTGATCGTGATGATGTCTTGGCAATCAGCAAGACCCCATGGAGAACCTGTAACAGGAATATTAGGAATGTGTACCACAGGGATAAGGCCTAGCGGATTTGGGCGAGAGTCGATCAACTCATCGTTGATGTACTCCTCGATCATGTCATCGGTCAAAATTTCAGTGTAAGTAAATACCTGACGTGTTCCTTCTAGTGATGTACCCCAGAAACGATACTTTTGTTTAAAGCGAAGTAGGCGTGTACGGTCATGAGGATGGAACTCTGGAAAACAGAACGAGGAGTTCATCGGCAAAATGCGAACACGACCAGGATGGAAGTGACCAGCAGAATCTGTCCAGGCTTCTTCGTAAGCAACCTTTACAAAACAGTCACCAGTAACTCCGCCTTGCTGCGCCATCTCAAGAAGGACACGCTCTTTGTCGTTGTCTACTTCCCACACGCGCTCTAAGCGATCAGGAACAATGCCCTCTGTTGCTTTAGGGGAACGGAAGTTAACACCCTTACCAAATGTAAAGCGAGCAAGGTAATCTGTAAATGCGCGATAGTAATTCATCGTCATCTGTGCTTCGCCAGTTTCGCGGCGGTAGCCCCATTGATGACCTAGGTACATCGCAAAGTTTAGTGAGTAACGGTTTAAACGAGGACCGTGGACTTCAAATTCTTCATCAGCAAGTTCTACTAATCCCAGTGGGGAAATAGAGATCGTTAAGTCAGATGATGCCGCTCTATACGACGGAGGGGAGAAGTCAAGATATGACATTACTTACCTTTATTCTTTTCTTCTTTTTTCTCAACTGGCTTACGCTTCTTAGACTCAAACTTTTTTTGAGCAATTTTTAATCTGCGGTCTTTTTCGTGGGTCTCTACAAACTGACCGCCAAGTTCAATGTAGTGCTTGTGCACCCATGCGCTGGCTCCAGGAGATGGGTAGGTGGCGTACTTAGCGCGTGCCTGTGCAATAACCATTTGATACAACTTTGGATTTGCTGGTTTTTGCATTTTATCTCCTCCCTGGATAACCCGATAACCCCCACACTAATGTGGGGGCTAAGCGGTGTCTGTCTAAATTAGTCGTTAACGACTGTTGCAGATTGACGCTGTGTGCGTCCACCTGAGCGAGCGACTGTCTCAATTGTTGCTGCTGAGTAGTCGTTCATTGTGCCATGTGCAAACTCTCCAAGGAATGTTGGTGCTTCAACCCATGAGGCTGATCCAACGTGAGCACGCTCTGCCATTGTCTCAGCAGCGCTCTTCTCCCATACTGGAGCATTGCGGTTTGGACGACCAGGTGCTGTAGCAGCGCCCTGCATCATTCCCTTCTGAAAATCATTTGGAACGTCAGTATCGGTAGCGATACCCTCTTCAAAACGAAGTGGGCCACGACGTGTTGCGTTGCCTGTGCTCTTCATTTCGTATACCTGAGGTGCACGCTCTGGGAAGCGTGGTGCTGGTGAAATTGTCATTATGACTCCTTAAGGATGTAAACGGAAAGGCCTTTTCCTAGTACATAGTTTCCACCCTTTTTACGGGGTTTTGTTGTTAACTAAAGAAAGGATTAGATGAGACCAGTACTTCTGGCATGACAAGTTCTTGGGTAAGACTGCATGCAATTGCTAGAGAGTCTGCAAAGTCATCGTGAGCATAGGTCTCATCAGGGGCAGCGGCTGAAAAGTTAGGGCCCTTGAACTGAACTTCTAAGTCGGTCATTTGTTGGTAAAACCGCTTCCACATACGCAATCTACGAGTTTTTGCATGAGCGGGCCATGTAATAAGTTTGCGTTGAATGAGAGCCTGCAGATGCTTCCATCGCTTCGACTGTTCGGATTGGCTAGAGGTGAGGGCTACGACGCGAGAGCGGGGAAGTAGCAAGGTAAGGCGTTGGGCTACCGCGTCACCAACACCGTTGCCATCGACTCCAGCAACAAGGACATCGTAGTTAGATAAGAAGTTAACGATTTGGAAGTACTGCTCTTCCCAATCCGCTCCTTGTATTTCTAACCAGTTTAATACCTTATGTTCAAAGTAACCAAACTCATCAGGCCTATCCCAGTCAACCCACACAACCGTAACCACGGTTGAGTCCGTCTTACGCGCTGGGTCAATACCAACAACAACAGGAGTTTTGTGCCAGGACTTAACTAACTCTTGAGAAGTATCTCCGAGTTCATCCATAATGGCTGAGGTAACAAACATACCGCGTTCAAGAAGCCATTTACAGTTGTAGGACATTTGGAACTCGTCAGAGTCCTCACCAACAAGAAGCATCTGTTTGCGGATAGAGCGTTCGTAGTTAGGGTTGTATTTGATGACATCTTTCCAGTCCCATTGGAAATGGTTCTGTCGAGAATTGCGCCCAGTCTGTCTGCGCTTGTTTAACTGAATGGCTTTGTAAAAGTTATTTTTACTAGTCGTTGGTGTGCCTGTCTTTACCATCGTACCCGCGTAGTATGCAAGCATCGGAGAGATAGACTTAGATACAACAAAGTCATCAGCCTCTTGACACTCATCAATAACGATGAGATGGAACGACTTAGATTCAATCTTTGCTCGTGGGTTAGCGGTCATCATTGTGATGCTAGAGCCAGATTTAGTAAGTTTGATTTGGCGAGTTACCCCGCCCACACGCGCTGCTTTGTCATCGATCTCAACATCGTTCAAAATCTCAAGGGCACGCTCTGATGTTAAACGAGTTACGGCACGGCCAAAGAGTGTTTCAGCCTGTCCTTCTGTAGGAGCAAAGAGACCAACCATTAAGCCGTCTTTGAACTTGCCAAGGAGATCTGGGTATAACTTTGCAAGACGTGGCAATAGAATCATCAAAGTAACAACGGTGTCAGCCACTGTCTCTGATTTACCAGACTGACGAGCAGCCAAGGCTGTGATCTCTTCCGCATCATTGATGATGACCGATTCCATGATGCGTCTAGCCAATGGTTTTTGGTAGGGGTGCAGATCATGGCCAACAAGTTCTTTAAGAAAGAGCATAATCTTATCGATCAACTTGTCAACAAATTGTTGAGAGAGTTCGTCTAGTTGCTCTTCAACATACTCTTCTTCTGGCTTATCTTCTTGCAAGAAGAACTCAGGAGTAATCTCCTCAAACTTCTCATCATCAAATGGTTCTGTGGTCACAGAGAGCGCCGTTCTAACTCTTGCGCAATAGCATAGAAAACTTCAGCACCTAGTTTTACTTCTCCCAGATCGTCTTTACTCTGAGTCCTTTGCCAACTGGAAATATGTTTGCCAATCGTAAACATCGACTGCTCCATCCACGTTACTAAGTCTGGCGTAGAGATCATCGAGACTCTTTTCTCGATCCGACTTTGGGGGCGGTGTCCATCCC